CTTGCTAATTCTAATGATCTAACGCCACAAACATTATCGAGTATCTCACGTCACTCTGCTAACGCGGGAAATGTAGCTGCAAACGAAGCTAGAACTACTTCAGGTATACCTATAGTAGAAAGGACTACCGGGACTTATGATCGATTGGGTGGATCCATACAGCGTGGAGACAGCGAAGTTCCAGTAAACCAATATTGGACGAATGGTGGAAACTCGATGAATGTAGACACCTCAAGAACAGAGATGTTACCTAATGAGCAATCAACATTTAAAAGAAAAGCACCGTTATATATTCCAAATAGCAATTAATATTTCAAAAAATTGAAAAAGATAATTCAATGGCTTACAGGTGGCGTTATCAAAGAAGTTGGTAACGTCATTGATAAGCTTACTACCACGGAAGAAGAAAAACTGCTGATTAAAAAGCAAATCCAAGAAATAATGGAGAAAGCTAATAATGATGCGGAGGCCCAAATAACAAGGCGGTGGGAGAGCGATATGAAAAGTGATTCATGGCTTTCTAAAAACACTAGACCTATGGCTTTAATATTTTTATCTTTTATGGCTATAGCCTTTATATGGGTTGATAGTCATCATGAAATATCTTTCACTGTAGAGCAAGAATGGATTGGATTATTAAAACAGTTACTTACAACTGTTTATATAGCTTATTTTGGATCACGAGGCGTGGAAAAATTCAAATCTATAAGTAATAATAAATAGTAAGAGTATTAATTAAATTAAATCAAATTAAATGAAAAAAACAATATTAATATTGTTTGTGTTGTTTAGCAGCTTTTTATGTGCACAGACTGAAACATTATTGCTAGAGGGTGAATGGGAATCAAGTGACACTTCTTATAATTGTATTATAACGGTTGGTAATCATAACGAACTTGATAGAGTCAAAACTATTCATAATGTTAGTTATAAAGAAAACATGGTTTTAGTAGAGAAAATAAAGTTTCAAGATAGGTACAAAGTTATAACAACTCACACAAATGAAGCAAACGGACATACAGTTGAATCGACGTATGTTTTAAATGGCCCAAACACTTTACATAGAAAGTTTAGAGGAGATTCAAACATGCATATAATATATGCTAGAGTATATAAACAATTAAATTAAATTAAGATGGCAAAAGTAAAAGAAGTAAAAGAAGTTAAAAAAGTAAGTGCAGAAGAGTTAAAGGTAATTCAAGACCAGCAAAAAAACTATCAACAAATAGTGGAGCAGTTAGGTTTAGCCGATGTTAGAAAACATGCTTTGTTAGCACAGTTAGATTCGTTAGTTCCAAAGATTGAAGAAACCAAAAAAGCTCTTGAAGGTAAATATGGAAACATAAACATCAATGTATCAGATGGTGCTTTCAGTGAAATAAAATCTGAGGAATAATGGACAGTGTAATAAGAAAGATAAGTATAGGTTCGGACTATAAAAACGACGCTATGCACTATTCAGTTGGACAGATTGTCTATGGTGGTCATGAAATCGCTTATATAACATATGACCTAGAAAGTAATTCTTATAACATACATATTAAAAAAAACAATGAGGTATTGCCATGGAAGAGATTTAACTCCAACATGGCTATATCTATTGAGTATGATTTAGAATATTAATGAAAAGTGTTTATGACTTTATAATTGAACCGTTAGGTGAAACTTATAATAATAAAAAAAACGTAGCTGGTAAAGAGCTAGTGTTAAATACTAAAATAGAGAACTACAAGTTTATAAACAATGTAGCAAAAGTATTAGAAACACCCTTAGCTTATGATACACCTATAAATAAAGGTGATTTAATATTAATACATCATAACGTTTTTAGAACTTTTTATGACGTAAAAGGTATAAAGAAAAAATCTAGATCTTACTTTAAAGATGATAGTTATTTCTGTGCTTTAGATCAAATATATCTTTATAACCCTGGTGATAAATGGAGATCAGTAAACGATAGGTGCTTTATAAAACCCTTAGAATCTAAAGACTCACTAAGAACAGATAAAGAGCAAAAGCTTGTTGGTATATTGAAAATAGGTAATAGCTCCTTAGAAGAGCTAGGAATAAACGAGGGAGACTGCGTTGGGTATACTCCTTACGGAGAATATGATTTTGTGGTAAATGAAGAGCGTTTATATTGTATGAAATCAAATGATATTGTAATTAAATATGGAAGTAAAGAAAACCAAACAGAATATAATCCAAGCTGGGCAAATAGCGGTTGAAGAGTTAATCAAAGTCGCTAAAGAGCCCATTATAGATTTTGGCCCTGACATATCTGCAGATAGATTAAAAAATGCTGCAGCTACAAAAAAGCTAGCTATATTTGATGCGTTCGAGATATTGCAAAGAATTCAAGAAGAGGAAAATATTATAAACGAAATACCTAAAGAGGCTAAAGAGGAAAAGTCTTTTAAAGGTTTTGCTGAAGGAAGATCTAAGAAATAATGTATCAACAAGATCTATATAGAGTATTAAAAAACCACGTTAAACCTAAGATTCTTAAACGAATGAATAGGTATAATAAGTGGGAGTATGGATATAACGAAGACCACGATATGGTGGTTATATCTAAGACGGGCAAGATAGGTGAGATATATGAAATTCAAAACCTCAAAATAGCATTACCAGAAAAACCTGAAATTGTTGAAACTTTAGGGAATAACAAGTGGGAAAGAAAACAATTACCAATAGCCTTTAAAAAAATAAAAACAATATTTGATTGGGAAGATTATCCATCTGATTTTAAAGAACAATGGTATGATTACATCGATAAAGAGTTTACTTACAGGGAAGAAGGTTTTTGGTTTATTAATAAAAACAATCCTACCTATATTACTGGCACTCACTATATGTACTTGCAGTGGTCCAAGATTGATGTTGGGAAACCAGATTTTAGAGAAGCAAACAGATTATTCTTTATCTTTTGGGAAGCTACAAAAGCAGATGACAGATGCTATGGAATGTGCTACCTTAAAAACCGTCGATCAGGGTTTTCATTTATGTCCTCAGCCGAAGCAGTCAATCTTGCTACAATGTCTACGGATTCAAGATACGGAATATTATCCAAATCTGGTTCTGATGCAAAAACAATGTTCACAGATAAAGTTGTACCAATATCCGTTAACTACCCGTTTTTCTTTAAACCAATCCAAGACGGTATGGACAGACCTAAAACTGAACTTGCTTACAGAGTACCTGCCTCAAAGTTTACTCGTAGAAAATTGGAAGCCAATGAAAAAACCCAAGAGATCACTGGTTTGGATACTACCATCGACTGGAAAAACACTGGTGACAATGCCTACGATGGAGAAAAATTAAAACTACTTGTACATGACGAAAGTGGAAAGTGGGAAAGACCTAACAACATACTTAACAATTGGCGTGTTACAAAAACAACACTTAGACTAGGATCAAGAATTATTGGTAAGTGCATGATGGGAAGTACTTCAAATGCTCTAGATAAAGGAGGAGATAATTATAAAAAATTATACTATGATTCAAACGTCAAAGAGAGAAACGCCAATGGACAGACTCGCTCAGGACTCTATTCTTTGTTCATACCTATGGAATGGAACTACGAAGGATACATTGATTCTTATGGCATACCTGTATTCGACACACCAACTAAGCCTGCGGAAGATCCGCATGGTATCAAGATAAAACAAGGTGTTATAGGATATTGGCAGAATGAAGTCGATGGATTAAAAGGCGATCAAGACGCTTTAAATGAATTTTATAGACAATTCCCAAGAACAGAAGAACACGCTTTTAGAGACGAAGCTAAGTCGTCTTTGTTTAATCTAACTAAGATATACGAACAAATAGATTATAACGGTGACGTAGGTAAAACAAAGCTAGTAACAAGAGGTAATTTTATATGGGAAGGTGGAGTAAAAGATACAAAAGTTCTATTCGCACCTAATACTAACGGAAAGTTCTACATAACATGGGTGCCTGATATACATCAGCAAAATCAAGTTATAATAAAAAGAGGTATAAAATACCCGGCGAATGATCACATGGGCGCTTTTGGATGTGATCCATATGATATATCTGGTACGGTAGATGGTAGAGGTTCTAATGGCTCTCTACATGGTTTAACTAAGTTTAGCATGGATAATCATCCAGCTAATCATTTCTTTTTAGAATATATAGCTAGGCCTCAAACAGCTGAAATGTTTTTTGAAGACGTACTTATGGCTTGTGTGTTTTACGGTATGCCAATACTAGCTGAAAACAATAAACCTAGATTACTTTATCATTTTAAAAGAAGAGGTTATAGAGGTTACGCAATGAACAGACCGGATAAATTAAAACTATCTGTAACGGAAAGAGAGATAGGTGGAATACCTAACTCAAGTGAAGATATAAAACAAGCTCATGCAGCTGCTATTGAGTCTTATATAGAAGACTTTGTAGGTTTAAGGTCAACCGGAGACTATGGAGACGTGTATCTTCAAAGAACTTTAGATGATTGGTCTAAGTTTAATATAAACAACAGAACGAAGCATGATGCTTCTATTAGTTCTGGATTAGCTTTAATGGCTTGTAATAAAAACAAATACAGACCAATACCAATGAACGTAGTAAAAAACTATGATCTAGGTTTTAAAAGATATAATAATAAAGGAACAATATCAAAAATAATTGAATAAATGAAAATGTATACTAACTCAAATAGCGCCTTTCCAAGTCAGGTAGTACCGGATGCAGAAAAAGCTTCGTGGGAATACGGTTCGCAGGTAGCACAGGCTATTGAGACAGAATGGTTTAATCAAGGAAGAACTAACGGTAATAGATATCTTACTAGTTTTAATAATTTTCATCATTTAAGATTATACGCTAGAGGAGAGCAACCTGTTCAAAAATACAAAGACGAGTTATCTATCAACGGTGACTTAAGCTACTTAAACCTAGATTGGAAGCCAGTGCCTATTTTATCCAAATTTGTAGATATAGTTGTTAATGGCATATCTAGTAAAGAATATGATATTAAAGCTTACTCTCAAGACCCAGAGTCTGTAAAGAAAAGAACCATGTATGCAACTTCTGTTGCTGAAGATATGTTTGCTAGGGAACAAATGCAAGCAGCTCAACAAAGTTTAGGTATAGACTTACAGAGAACTTCACTACCTCCAGATGAAATACCTAGAACTCAAGAAGAACTAGAGTTGCATTTACAGTTAAGTTATAAACAATCAATAGAGATTGCAGAAGAAGAAGCTATAACAACTACATTAGCTAAGAATAAGTGGGAGTTAACAAAACGTAGATTAAACGAAGATTTAGTAGTTTGTGGTATTTCTTGTGCTAAAACAAGTTTTAATACAGCGAATGGTATAACTTTAGATTATGTTGATCCAGCTTACTTAATTTATTCATACACTGAAGATCCTAATTTTCAAGATATATATTACGTAGGTGAAGTAAAATCAATAACTATACCTGAACTAAAAAAACAATTTCCAGATATTTCAGAAGAAGAATTGCAAAGAATTCAAGAAATGCCTGGCAACAAACAATATATAACTGGCTGGGGTAATTACGATAACAATACTGTTCAGGTTATGTATTTTGAATACAAAACTTATATGAACCAAGTTTTTAAGTTAAAGATAACTGAAAACGGTTTAGAAAAAATAATAGAAAAAACAGACGAATTTAATCCTCCACCTAATGACGGATTTGAAAGAGTAAGTAGGTCAATAGAAGTTTTATACACTGGCGCTAAGGTGTTAGGAACGAATACTATGCTTAAGTGGCAATTAGCAGAGAACATGACTAGACCATCGGCAGACACTACTAAGGTAGAGATGAACTACGCTATTGTTGCACCTAGAATGTACAAGGGCAAAATAGAGTCTATTGTAAGTAGATGCACAGGTTTTGCAGACATGATACAGTTAACACATTTAAAAATGCAACAGGTGTTATCTAGAATGGTTCCAGATGGAGTATTCTTAGATATGGACGGATTAGCTGAGGTTGATCTA